TTAGTAACTCGGTCTCCTCTTACTGTAGTAAATTGATTACCATCTACTTCAGTATATAAATCACCTTGTACATATAACTTAACATTACCGCCTATAGTAACATCACACGAACCTTGTATTGTAACTTTTTTATCACCTAAAGTAATTTCATATTCATCACCGACTATTTTAGTAATTTTTTTACCGTCAGATTGAATTTCATAAAATGTACCTGAGTTATGATATTCATGTATTCTACCATTACCTGGTGTATCATCTACTTCAAATACATGCCCAGATTCTGTTTCAACCACTCTATTAAAAGGATACACTGACGTTTTACTAGTTTCAAAGGTAGGAATAGAACCGGCTGGTGTATATGTTCCTTGATCTGTAGATCCAAATCTAGGATGAGGTTCATCCCAAAATTCTCTTGTATATGTTGCAGACGGTTTATCTTCACCGACTGAAGGTACGCTAGGAGAAACTGCTCTGGGTATTTGTTTAGAAATGGTTTGTCTTTTTGATATTAAACTAGCATGTTTTTCAGCATCTTTGCCTCTTGCTAGTCTTGATATATCAGGTTCACCGAGTGCGTTATAACCGGCGTCTTCTCCGTTACGAGGATATCTGTGTTTAGGATCAAAAAATCCTATAGAAGAATCGTCTATTCTTTGCAAAGGCATTCCAGCCAAAGAACCCATAATTATAGGTATCTGATCATCTTCGTCAGCATAAAAACCAACTACTGTAGAACCTTCAACTAGACTAGGCGTATCACTTATTCCTGATATACTAGCAGACGTTACTGGCATGATAGCAACTGCCCATGGTAAATCACTAGTAGGCAATACATCACGATTCGCAGTGTGATAACCTAATACTCTTACTCTATACCTTCCTAAGTATTCTGGGTCTGCTCTATCTTCAACAACACCTAACCAGAGTTTAAAATTTGGTCTGTTCATTCACTGTTTTCTCCAAGACTTTTATTCAATCCATTTTTTACAACTTCAGCAAGTATAGAATGCTCACCAAACTTAAAAGTATGATGTATCGCAGTTATTAAATATGACCCTGATAATAATTGATCATGTGCTTGTTCTGGAGTATTTTCATTCTCTAACTTTGTTCTAGCAGACGGATATAAAATTTGTATTAACATACCAACTTCAATATCAGTTCTACCATGTATTTCAATTTCAAATTTAAAATTATTAAATGAATTTATGTATGATGTTCTATAGTGTATTCTATCTGTAACATACTGTGCTGGATGACCAGCTGGCAAATCTTCTAAATGATCAGTAACACCATAATCGTTATACAAATTAGTGTTGTATGTTACAAATTGTGAATGTGCATATGGATTACTAGCAATATTCGGAAATGCGATACCCGCATCTGTTTTAACAAATGCTGCATTTTGTTCTCTAAAATCAAAAGTAGATTCTGTCATTTTTTTTGTCGTTAAATCATATCCTCTAATTGAATTAGAATGATATCCAGACATGATGCCTTCAATAGCATCAAAAGTTTTTGGCATCTTTATATTTTTCAATCTAGTCATATCAGGAGGAACATTAACGCCTTTATATACAATACCAGAAGTTCTTCTGGGAGTAGTATTCTTTTGCACCTCAATTACATATTCTTCAAAATGTCCGGTTGCAAGTTGCTGTGTTATTAATCCTTCTATACTAGTAAAATAAAAGCCTTTATTGCTTTCATAAAAAAAATAATCAGAACTGTTTAGTATATTACCTTTAACACGTTTACCAATAAATGATAAATTTTTAAATGGTGACCAATGATTAGAAATATATCTCAATCTACTTGTATGGGGGGTATCAAAAATAACCAATGAAGTTTTTTTATCAGGAGTATCTAGTCTTCTAGCTTTAGCAATATAATCATTATAAATTTTACTTACAATTTCATCAGTAGTTCCTGAAAAGGAGCGTACTAAAGTTTCTATTTGATCCATAAAACCTTCAACTGAAATAAAATTCATAGTATACATTGTTTCTCTATCACCATTAAGAGTTCTATTTTCTATGGAATACAATTGAAAGGTTTTTTCGATGACATTTGAAGGAATGTTTTCAAATGTTGGTGTTCGATATTTAATGGTAATAACTTCAATACCTAATATTGGAAGTTCAGATATTAAATTTGCAGAATCGACAATAGTAAGATTGCCGGTCAAACAGGGAGAAAAAATGTCTTCATATAAATTCAATTCAACCACAAAATTGACTAAATCAACAACAACACCATTTACTAAAGAGATGGTTATTTCTTCTGTTAATACTGTACCAGCTTTTTGTAAAATTTCATCATTATACGACATTTTAAATTGCCATCAATTTAGTGTGCTGTGTTACAAACTCTTTTAAGTAGTCTGGTCTCAATATAGAAATTTGTCTTTTGTTTTCGTTTAATTCTAATTCATACTGGTAATTAGATATAGCAACATATTCTCCACTGACTATTTTGGCAGCATCATAATCAACAATAATAGAAGTATCTTCAGCCAAAGCATAATGATGGTCATGGTTTTCGGTGCCGGCGCCGTACTTGTCTCTTACATAATCAAGTAAAGCAGCTTCAGGTTTAGGCCATTCCTCATACACATTAACTATGTCATTAACAACAAGAATTACCCAATGATAATAAACATTGTTATAAAATATTTTTGCAATATCTTCAGGCGTATTGCCGTCATCAATATAATATTTTTCTAACGCCAATTTACCCACTACAGGTTTTTTTAACCCAACTCTTTTAAATATATCAGTAACCACAATCTGGTTGTCGTGTATTGGATATAATAGTCCTTTCATTGATTTAAAAAACATTAATAACTATTCCTCCAATTTTGTCCTATTCTATTGTTAGAAAGAGTTTCCAATTCTGAGAATGTCAAGTCTAAATTAATTTCAGAGGGGGCGCCGGACGTACCAGAAAATGTTGTAAAATCTGAACTACCGTAAGTAACTCTAACATTGGTTAATGCACATGTGGAAATTTTGTGTATATATTCATTTATTTTACCCTTATAACGGTATTCAATATTAAATTCGGAAGGATATATCAAAAATAATCTAGAAGTATCTATTTCAGGGTGCATGTGATATTTAAAAAGTTGTATAATTTCCATAACTGAAGTTAATTCTGCGGTATTTCTTGGATTAAATTTGTATGAAAATCCAAATGATCGAAATCCCATATTTTTAAATAATTGTTCTCTATAAGGATTTGCTACTTTTTTACTAGTTGCTTCTATTCCTGCTCCCAGATCACCTGTAATTCCGAATTCTCTGGGAGCTGCGGCTGCTGCTTGTATTATGCTTCTACCAGCAAATGTCGCCAAAGAACCTCCATCTTCCAAAATATCTTTAAAATCTAACTTTGCTCCATTTGCTCCTATGCCACCTGATGCTAATGTTCCCGCAAGAGCGCCTATATCAGCGTTTTGCCATTCAGCAGCATATTCAGCAGAAGGAGGTGCTGAGACATATAGTTCAATTGCAGAAAGCAATCTTACAGTTGAAGTAGCCTCAGTACCAACACCTACGGCCGCAGCAACGCCGAGCGCCAGGGTTCCAGTTTCGATAATTTTTCCACCTGGCGATCCTCCTTCAACTGAAGTTTTGACAACACCATATACAGAGGTAGCAGTTGCAACGGCTGCCACTGATGCTAAAAAAGCATCAGCAGATTCTGACTTTAAACGATTTTCACTGGCAAGTTGTTCACCAAGAACTTTTTGTGCGTCTTGAAACGCGGTATTATTAGCAAGTTGTGATGCTGAAGCTGCGCCTACTCTAGTATTATTTCTAGCATTAATGTAAAAAATAACACTGTGTACAAACTCTTCTTTATTTTCTAAAGTTAAAGGATATTGATGTGTTGTAGGAGAGCTAATTATTTTTAGTGGAGTATTAGCATCTTTTTCTAGAAATTCTAGACGCTCTCGTTGCCTGCGCGATTCTAGAGTTTCCTCTAGCTGAGGACCTTGAGTACCTTGATTTGGTTGACGTTCCCGCTGTTCGCGGGCAACTTGTGATCGTCTCGACATGAAGTGTAAACTCTAATGAAGTAATTTACACTATTTATAATAAATAATCTATTCTTTAATTTCTTTGATGATTATTTTATCCCATTTGCCAACTGGACATGATGCCCAGTTTAAACGGGTTTTGGCGGGCATGAAGCAACCACATTTCTTGCAAACACTTATTGTTTTATTTAAGTGTTCACAAGAATTACATATCTCTGCTCTTTTTCGATGTTCAGGTTTCATTTTTTAACATCTTTCTTTTTATCTAAATCACCACGACCACAAGACAGTGGACGATACAATTCTCTTAGTTCCAGTGCTTTATCAAAATACATTTTTATTCTTTCTTCATAGTTATCATGAAATTTGAAAACTACCCCTGACCAAGGGCAAGCAATAATATTAGCAATTGCTTTTTTTGCAGCTTCCTTTCCTTCTCTTTTTTGTAGATATGAAATGACACGATGAATGGGTTGATACACTCCTGCACCCGATGCACTGTATACTGAAAGATCGTAAACAGTTTTTCCTAGCGCAGCACCAGTGATAATCATTTCAGATGCAGTGGTACTGTAAACTGTTTCACATTGTTCAAGTAGTTTAGCACCTGAAATGTTTTTAGGAAGTACCTTTTGCCAACCACATCTTCTTGATACTAATCGAATAGCATCTCCATGTGTCAGTGGATGAGGTTTTACTTGAACATCATCTTCTTCTTTTAATAGTTTAGTTAATGCTTCAGTATCTACTAAATCTAAAAGATTATGTCCAGGTAAAAATACAACATGTTTAATGTTTTTATATTTCTCATCAAGTTCTTCCATCACATACTTATCAGAAAAAGAAGCTACAAATTTTTCAAATAATTCTTCACCTTCTTTTCCAGAATCAACTTTAGATGCAAAGTCAATCAGACGGCAGTTTATTTCCCTAGATTGAGTGTTTACCCATATGCCGCCGCCGGCAAATTCTGTATAAGTAAATTCGCTAAAATCATTGCCTTGAATTGCACCCACATCATAGGTAATGGGCCAAGGAGATAATGAACGAACCAAATCTTCATTTTCTACTGCCCATGCATTTCTTTCTGATCTTGAGGCATAAGGACCGATCTTTTTTCGCTCATTATACCTGTCAGACATTTTATTTTCTATGAGAAGGGGCTTGACATCTTCTTCACTTTTTGGTTCTAATTCTAACGATTGCATCATTATATAAACCTATCATTATAAAAATATTATTTATTATACATCAAAAAAGGTTCTTTCGTCAATATCCCATGCATCTAAATTTGTCATATCTCTCAACTCTTGTGCTTTGGCATCTAAGTCTTCAATATTTTCAGTAGTAGCTAACCCCTGTCTAGTTTCACTCAGGTTACGCATAATTTTAGCATCTAGTTTTGACAGTGCTGCTGCTCTTCTTTTAGAAAGTTCTTTCCAGCGAAATTCAGTTCTAATAGCTCTTTTAGAAGGCCTAACTTCAACCAATTCATATACTCTAACCCATGTATCAGTTTCATCATCATAATATGCTGAAGTGGTTTCTAACTGATGGGTTTCTGTTGGTCTTAAAGTTATACTATCAAAAGGTACAGGTGGCACACAAACATATTGTGTTCCCGCTAAAGAAAAATCTGTGATAACTCTTGGCAGAGAAGTATTCACCAAGTGATCACGCAATTTAACCTCATTTATAGGATATTCTAACACCTCGTTAGTTTCTACATTTATTCTAGCATATAACATTATAAATCTCCTTTATTCAGTTATCCAGCTGGTGGTTCTACTGGTAGTAGTTGTTGTATTCGATGAGTATTGAGTTTGCCAAGAAGTTGTTGCTTCTGTTGTAAATTGAGTAGTCGTATTTTGACTAAAAGTATTTGTTGTCGATGTTGTTCTATTTGTATTAAAATCAGTTGTAAAAGTACCTGACGCAGTTGTTAAAGTGTTACTAGTAGTATTGGTGTTTCTACTAGTATTGGTCGGATATGGTGTATTTGTTGGATACGGTGTATTTGTCGAATACGGCGTATTCGTGCTTCTAGAAGTGTTTGTAAGCGCAGAAGTGTTCGTTGAAACAGATGAATTTGTACTTCTAGAAGTATTTATATATTCTTCTACATTAGTTGAAACAGATGAATTTGTAGTCCAATTTGTAGTTGTTGACTTACTTGTATTCCAAAATGTAGCATTTGAGAAAAAAGTAGTATTTGTTCCAAACTCTGTATTGGTAAGCCGGCTTGAGTTCCAAAATGTAGTATAATTAGTAGTAGTGTTTCTACTAGCAGTTGTTGTTCCTGATGTATTTGTTGACCGACAAGTGTTAAAAAAAGTATCGTAACAAGTCGTACCAGGAATTGGAGCTGTAGTAGTTGAAGAAGTATTAACATTACAGTTAACAGCACAACTATAGCATTCCTGTGCCAGATATTGAAGTTCTGTCTCTCCGTCTTCGGGAGATATATAAGAATCATATGTTTGACTAATTAAGTCGCATGACTGTAATGTACATCCAGGAGAAGGTGAGTCTCTGGATGTTTCTTGCCCATATGTATTATAATTAATACACCCATTATTAGTATCATTAAAATTAGTATTAAAACTTGTTTGAAAAGTGGTTATACCTATGTCAGTACTTCTACAAGTGTTCGCATTTGTTTGCCAACATGTAGTAGTATTAAAATTAAAAGAACTAGACCAAGATGTAGTAGTGCTTCTGCTTGTATTTGTAGAAGTTTGAAAAGTAGTGGTTGTATTTCTAGAAGTATTAATAAAAGTAAACCCGCTTGTAATTCTAGAAGTTTGAAAAGTAGTGGTTGTATTTCTAGAAGTATTTCCTAATGAATAAGTAGTAGGAACTGTATATGCAGTTAATAGTGTGTTAAAGTTAGTGGTTGTTGGAACAGGAGTATTTGTTGAAAAAGTAGTGCTTGTATTCCAGTTAGTAGTTGTTGGAAAAGGTGTATTAGTTGAATACAATGTATTTGTTGAATACAATGTATCTGTTGAAAAAGTAGTTAAAGTCGGAAAAGTAGTTAAAGTTGAAAAACTAGTATTTCCAGATGTTGTTCTACTAGTTAAAAATGTAGTAGTTGTGTTACCTGGAATTTCCCAAACAGTAGTGGTACTTCTACTAGTTAGAATATTAGTTAATCTAGTAGTATTTGTATTCCAACTTGTAGTGGTATTAGTTGGGAAACTTGTTTCTACACTGGTATTATTTCCACCAGATGTAAATAATTTTCTAGTCCAGCTCATAACAAATCCTTATGCGTAACTACGCCAAGATTGAACACCCATATAAGTAGTCCCATTATCTACAGTGTCTAGAATAATTAAAGTTTTGCCTGTTGCACTTGTAATTGGAGCAACTCCTCGATTAAACGTAGTACCTGTTGGATAAGTAATGGTACCAGCGCCACTGTTGGTTAATATAAGATAAACTGTGTTCGTTGAACCACTAGTAAGACCAGTTATTGAAAATGTGGTATTGCCCGTAATTGTCGCAGTAACTGTATCACCAAGTGACATATTTATAGTAACTGCACCTGAAATACTACCGAGTGCTTGAACTTTGCCTCTGATAACAGTATTTACTAAATTGTTTCCAGTAATATTAGTAAAATTTCCAGTTGTTGCTGTTGTAGCGCCCACCGTGCCGTTAATATTAATAGATGCTGTGCCAGTTAAATTTGTTACAGTACCACTCGCTGGAGTACCAAGTGCTGGTGTTACTAATGTGGGTGAGTTTGCAAACACTAACGCACCAGTTCCTGTTTCATTAGTTACTGCCGCTAATAAGTTTGCACTAGAAGGTGTAGCAAGAAAGGTTGCTACACCCGTACCAAGACCAGACACACCAGTTGCTATTGGAAGACCAGTTACGTTTGTCAAAGTACCGCTTGTTGGAGTACCAAGTGCTGGTGTTACTAATGTGGGTGAGTTTGCAAACACTAACGCACCAGTTCCTGTTTCATTAGTTATTGCCGCTAATAAGTTTGCACTAGAAGGTGTACCCAAAAAAGTAGCCACACCAGATCCTAAAGAACTGGAATCTATTTTTGTACTAATTTCACTAAAGTTTTGATCCAGTTCCTCAGTGGTTAACGGGATGCCTTTAGTGTTTCTTAAAGTTATTGCCATTTATTTGAATCCTATTATGATAAATAGTTTATATTCATTATTTATAACATCTTATGACATACACTAAACATTTATTCATTATTTATAACATCTTATGACATACACCAAACAATTATATCAAGGAAAATTTATTCCAAGAAACCCCATAAAATACCGAGGGGATGTTGATAACATCGTTTATAGATCAGGATATGAATTAAAATTTATGAATTGGTGTGATAAAAATTCTTCTGTGCTAGAATGGGGAAGTGAAGAAATCATTATACCATATCGCTCTCCTTTAGACAATAGAATACATAGATATTTTGTTGATTTTTATCTTAAAATAAATGATGAAAACAATAATCAAAAAATGTATTTGATAGAAGTAAAACCTCTCAGATTTACAAAAGAACCTAAAATTCCCACACGTAAAACTGCAAGATTTATCAATGAAGTAAAACAGTGGGGAGTTAATCTTGCTAAGTGGGAGGCTGCTACTGAATATTGTAAAAATAGAAAGTGGGAGTTTAAAATTATAACTGAAAAAGAACTTGGATTATAATGTTATTGTTTAGATGCTGCATAAATCATTATAAATAATGACATGTCAAATCCATTTCAAAATATAAGAGCAGCCGCAGGCGATCAGGACAGATCGTTTAATTGGTATATGAATTCAGTCAAAAAAATGGCTGGACAACTTACTGACTATAACGATGTCAAAAAAACTGACTTAGGGGATCTTACCTCTAAAATTGAACCTGGTAATATGTACATGTTCATGTACGATCCTAAGTTGAAAGAGACTTTACCATATTACGATACATTTCCGTTATGTTTACCATTTGATTCTGCACCAGGAGGATTCATAGGGTTGAACTTACACTATTTACCTCCTTTACAGAGAGCAGTTTTATTAGGTAATTTATTAGACTATACGGACAAACAGCTAACCGAAAAAAGCAAAATAGATGTAAGTTGGTCTTTACTTAAAAATTTTACAAAGTTTCCACAAGTGAAGCCTTCAATTAAAAGATATTTGAATAATCATGTTCAAAGTAGATTTTTAAAAGTAGAACCTCAACATTGGAAGGCTGCTATATTTTTACCAACACATAATTTTGTCGGTGCTAATACCAGAACTGTCTATCAGAATAGTAATAAGGCGATGCAATAATGGCAGAAAAATCACTATTCGGTCTTGATAATTTTTTAAACGTTGTCAGAACCAAGCACCTACCAAGAACAGAAAGATTTGAAGTAACATTTAATTTACCTAAAGAATTAGGTATTTCAAATAAAAATGATACACTTAGATTGTTAACGTTAATGTGCGAAGAAGCACAAATACCTGGGTTTGTTACTAATACCGTTCCTATTAAAATAGGACCGTGGACAGAATATCGAACACAGAACTTAGATTTTTTAACATCAGATATAGTTTTCACTTTTATTGTTGAAGAAAATTGGCAAGCAAGAACTTTGTTTGAAACCTGGATTCAACATTGTGTCAATCCAATAAGTAAAGAAGTTAAATTTCATGATCAAATGTATTCAGACTTGGAAATAAAATCATTAGATACAGAAAATAATGTTTTAGCAAAGTGGAAAATATATGAAGCAATACCAAAACTAATTAACTTGACACCATTAGCTTGGGGAAATATTGGATTCATGCGAATGTCAGTTTCAATGTCTGCTAAGTACTGGGAACGAATATTATAAACATCGGAGAATATTATGGCACTACCTGAAATTATAACACCAACATTTACAATTGTGATTCCTGGAATTAAAAAACCAGTAAAGTACAGACCGTTTTTGGTAAAAGAAGAAAAGCTATTAATACTCGCGAGCGAATCTGAAACTTTATCTGAAAGAGTATCAGCGTGTTCACAAGTTATAGAAAATTGTACATTTGGATTGTACAACGATAAGAATTTAACAATGTATCAAATACAGTATTTGTTTTTGAAAATAAAAGCAAAATCTGTGGGTACAATACAAGAATTCAATTTAACATGTGGATCGTGCAAATCTTCAATGCGTTATGAAATGAATATTGAAGACTATAAAATATACGGTGAAGTAGATACAACTAAAAAAGAATTTAAAATCAATGATGAAGTATCTATAGTTATACGGTATCCAACAGCAGAATATCAGGGTAAAGTAGATACTCTATCAGATACTGAGATAGTTATTAATTGCATTGAACAGATAGTAAACGGAGAAGAAGTTATTGATCCTAGGGATGAAACACCTGGAAACATGATTGCATTTATTGAAAATTTACCTATTAAATTAATGCAAGATATTGAAGAATTTTTAACAACTATTCCAGTATTAGGACATGAGATATCATTTACTTGTAAAACATGTGGTAAAGATAATTACGTTGGTATAAACGGTTACGAGCATTTTTTCGGATAACTCTTTCCCAGGATTCGATTGAAAATTTTTATAAAACGAATTTCTTATTAATGCAAGAACATCATTATAGTTTGACTGAACTAGAAAATATGATGCCCTGGGAGAGAGAAGTGTACATAGGAATGCTAGTCGTTCATTTAAAGAACAAGGCAGATAAGAAACATGCTTAATGTAGAAGGCAGAAATATAGCAGACGAAGGATTTTCTGGTTCGAATGTAAGAGATTCGAATACTGGAAGATTTACTTCGGAAGGCGCTAATAGGTTAGCGCAAAGTATGAGAGCTGGTATGTCTATGACATCTACTAGAGACTCTTCTACTACAAATATTTCTGCCGCGGTTAGTAAACTAACTGAAGCTATTTCTAATGATACTCAAAATTTTCAAGAACTTTTAAATAAACAAGATGAAAAAACTAAGAAATTATTTGATTCTTATATAAAGTCGTTAGAATCTGGAAAAACTAGCAATATAGAAAAGGCTATGGAAAAGTTTTTACTTTCCATGGAGAAAGATACTTCTAAGAAATTTGAAAAGATAATAGATGCTGTAGGACAAAGAAAATCATTGAATGAAGGCAATACAGTTAAACAGAAATTTGCAAAATTTATGGGAGCTGATGCTGACAAAGGATTTGGAGGATCAATTGCACAAGCGTTCAGTGAACCAGGCAGAATGTTTGGAACAAACAGAGGATTTTTAGGGACTGGCTTATTTTCTGGAGGACCTACTGCTGCTCAACAAGAAGCTACCGCTGAATTGGGAAAAGAAAATCAAACAAAAGGTATAGCAGAATTAGTCACAAACAGTGTTGCGCTGGACAACAGTGAAGATAAAAGCGTATCTGAAATACAGGCAAAAAATAATAAAGAGAAAGTTGCTGAAACAGGATCTAGTAATAAAAAAGGTCCTGAAAAAGTAATAATAGCTGATCAACCTATTATTACAAAAGACGCTCCTAAAACAATGTCAGGTATTGATGTAAATGATCCTGCTGCCGAACAGCTACAAGTTTTAAAAGATATTTTAGAAGAACTAAAACTAATTTCTGGCAAACCATCTGGCGGATTGGGTGGGGGATTAGGTTCTATCATACCAGATATAGATTTGCCTAGCAGAAGACCTAGAGCAGGTCCTAGACCTAGACCTGGACCTAGACCTGGACCAGGCAGATTAGGAAATTTAGGTAGATTTGCAAGAGGTGCTGGTAGATTTTTAGGACCTGTAGGATTAGGTCTTACAGCAGGTATGGCGGCATACGATGGGTTTAAAGGATTCAACGCAGATGAAGATGCTACTTTGGGTCAAAAATTTCAAAATGCAGGAAGAAATATTGGTAGTGGGCTTACTTTTGGTCTAATAGATAGTGTTGAAGAAAAGATGGAAGACGGTTCTTATCAAGCAGACCGTGAAGCTGAAAACTCACAACAATCTTTACAAGAAGCAGCAGATCGAGCAGGTGAAAATGGTCCTCAGCGACAACAGCGTCAAGCTATAATTGATAGACGAAATGTAGTGCCTTCGGAAGGCACTGCAACTCCTGCTGCAACAACACCAGGACCCGTTGAAGGTACTGCGACTTCTGTTATCCCGGAACGCGATCCCAACAGATTTGATGGAATGTCTCCTAGCCGCGCAGGATTTGCCAGACAAAGAGAAAGCCTTGAAGATCAACTAGCCGTAAAAAACGCTGGTGGTATTATGATTGGTAACGAACCATTTTATCCTGGTCAGGAAGAGCCTCTTACTGAAGATCAAATGGCAAGAATTGAATATGGCCCAGGTGATATTGAAAGTTTTCCACCTGAAGTTCAAGAAAAATATAAACAACAAATGCAAGATCAGGGGTCATCACTTGCTACTGCGACTCCTGCGGCAACAACACCAGAACTTGTTGAAGGTACTGCGGAGAATGTTTCAACAACGCCGCTGACACGCAGACAGCGCCTGGAACGTGACTTGGGTTTTGAAGGCACTACCTCAGGCCCAGTCATCCCAATTCGTAATGCAAAAGAAAAAAATGAAAGGGAGATGGAACTCGCAGAACAAATGAATTTAGATCCTACAAAATTAGATGTTGAGTATAACGGACCAGTACCGGCTGTAATAAATGGTGTTGCCGTTCCATCTGAACTTCTAACTGAAGATGAAAAATATCAACAAAATTCTGCTAAAGCTGCCCGCGAAATGCTACAGGGTACGCAGAGTGAAGTTGCGGCGAGTCAATCAGTTACTAGCAATGCTATTCAAAACATGACAAACTTATCTACACCTAGTACTCAATCTGCTCCTCCTATTATTAATAATATTACAAATAATAACACATCAGCATCTCCTGCTGCACCTCAAATCTTAACAACGCCTTCTACTCCTAGAAATAATAGTAATATTATTCAGCGATTTCAAGACAGAACATTTGCAGGGATATAAAAAAAGGGACCTAAGTCCCTTTTCTATTTTAACGAATATTAATCGTCATTAGCAAGTTTGGCAAAGTAAGACAAAGTTTCATCCTCATCTTCTTCTTCAATCACAGGTGCTTTAGTTGAAGCCATCTTGGTCACTTTATCCATGAAGTGATCGTCAGCAGCATCACCCGTTACTCTGGAAATGTTTTCTGCTGATCCTACTTTAGCACTGTTACCAAGAACAAAGTCCAGTTTTTTCTTCAACTCATCATATGATTTGAAATTGCTAGGAGCTACAATGGCTGCTAATGAATGTTGATTTTTCCAAATGACTTCAATAGCGTCATCATTATTAGCAATTGGGCTAGGTGATGCAAACTCAGACTTATCATAATTTTGATAACCTTCAACTTTACGAATTTTAAGTTTGAAATTAGCGCCATCCCAAAAATCAAATGGATTCATTGGAGTTTCGTCTGCAAACTCTGGTTGCATCACATCTTTAATTTTGTCAAAAATCTTTTTACCAAATTTATAAAGAAAGACTTTACCATTGTTTGCGGGATTACCGGAATCTTCCACAACAAGTATATTAGAGTAATAAGAGAGTCGGCGCTTCTGTTTACGAGCCACTTCTTTATTTGATTCTAGACCACTGTTCCAAAGTTCTGTGTTGAGTTCAGATACTGGATCTGCTTGTTTAAGTGTAGTGAGTGAATTTTCAATGTACCACTTACCTGAAGGTCCTTGAAATCCATGATTCCAAATTTGTACCCAAGGCATATCTTCACCTTGAGGTGCAGGCAAGAATCGAATAATAGCATATCCGTTACCTGCTTGGTCTACTGTAGGTTTCCATACATTTAAATCATCTTTGCCTTGCGGGGCATCAAGTTTTTCAACTTCCTTCATCAATGAATCAAAATTGCCACGACTCTTGCGAAGGTCTGAAAGGGAATTAAAAGCCATAAATTTCTCCGTATTTGCGTTATATTAGCGATGTATTGTTGTTGTATTATAATAATTTTCAAAGACTTCATCTAGATCAATATTCTCTAGATCCTCAAAATTATTTATACGTTTTAAAACCTGATCAATTTCTTTCACAGGGTAACTCTTAACAACCCGATGAATTTTCTTTTCTTCGGGGACTTTTCTTACTGACTTAGACATTGCAACATTTTACCTGTATATTTCTGTACAACAATATTTTTGTCAAACCTAACAAACGGTTTATATTTTGTAATTAGCAAGCACAAGTGTTCTAATACAAAATCAGTTTTATAATCTTCAACATAAGGATATAGTTTTTCCATAATAACAAGTGATTCCAAATGTATATCCCCACCCATGTACATTCTGAAGATTAGCGGGTGTTGCCCTTCCTTACACGCAGACTTAATCTTTTCTTTTTCCATCCTGAATAAGATATTATCTAAGTCTGTATCCAAATTATACAACATTCTCTTTCTGTTTGTCAACAACTTTTTGTAATTATCTACAAAGTTTCCAGTGTAAATATTTGCAGTGGGATCGCCCGTAATAAAATTAGCAATTAAAATGTCTATTACTTCTTTTCTAGAATATTCACTTGCTAATTTATACATGTATTTCGTATCACGTTTTCTATCAAAGGCATCTCGGAGATTTGCCATGCGACCTTTAGTTACTGTTATATCATACTTTGCGTATGTAAAATGTAAACGCAATGCTGTATATAGCTTGTATACTTCAAATGCAGTCATATTAAAAAGGTAATTTATAAGATTTAGTTTTAAGCAAATTTAATTCCTGTGCTTCAGACTCTAATTTTTCCTTTAAACTTGCATTAATAAGTTTAGCAATACTTTCTGATTCGATTTCATTTTCAATACAAAAATTAATTAATATATCTATACAAGATGTCTTTGTTTTTCTAGATGTGCTTTCTATAAAATAAGAAAATTCAGAAGGTGATCTAAATTTTTTTGTTATTAAAAAAGTATCTGTTACTTTTTCTGAATCAACCATAAAATCATTCTCTATTTGGTATAGCAAAAAAGTTCTCCATTATCTATAAAATATATGATTATCAATTTTCCCAACATTATATGTTACAAATTTCCAGTCAGGATTTACCTCTGTACTATGAAACCACAATGCACCGTTTGTTGGATCTTTGTATTCGCCTTCTAACACTTTAACAGCAACAGTCATTGATCTACCCCAAGACCAAAGGTCTCTAGGAACGTCACTTTTACCATCACACCACCAACTAAATTGACACTGATGTCTTAATGGGTTTGTTCTGTTGTCTAGTGGACCTTGATAAACAACATCACATATACTATCTTCAAATCTTTTATCTTTTTGTCTATTTAAAGTAACATGTGCTATTGCTATTTGCCCTTGTAGGCTTTCACCTCGACCTTCAAAATAAATATTTTTTGCTAAACACTCAACTTCTTCATATGTAATCTTTCCAAGATCATTAACATTATAATGAAACATATCTTCATATTCTAGTGTTATTTCAGGCTCATCGTTATAACAACCTGCTAACAGTGTTGCTGTTAAAAGTATAAACTTTTTCATACAAACTCCTATTTGAATATATATTTATATTATATAGTATTTAAAATTAAAGTCAATACATTAGTTTTGAAAATCGTTCATATTCTAAACGCAGTTCTAAAAGTTGTTTGGCATAATTGTCACGCCTTTCTACATAGATTTGAGGTTCATCATCTTCTACTGAAAGAACAACTACTATTTGCGGAACAGGTATTCCTGTCATTTCTTCAAACATAATGGCATATGCAGTACATTGCATGAAGTAACTTTCAATCCATTCTTTTCTCTTCTTTTTACGAGAGGTTTTAAAGTCAATGACTGATAACTTTCCATTCCATTCAGCAATACAATCTACACGACCTGCTAGGCGCAAATGATTACTGAATAATGGATCTTCTATTGCATGTATATTGTTGATGCTGTTAAGATGTGGGCGAAACTGATCCCACATCTGTTTATCTAACATACTAAGATTACTTGTATCAATCTCTTGGTTTAAAAGTACCTTTTCACATAGATTGTGAATCTTTGTTCCTCTTGTTGCTGCTTGATTACTAATCCTATTGGCTTCTTTTTCACCAACTGATTCTCTCCAGGCCATGATGGACTCTTTTGACTTATAGGACATAAGAGTAGTAACCGATGGATATAAATTACCGCTTGGTGTGCGATAAAATCTACCGTGTTCGGTAACTTCAGCTTCTGGTTTTTCTAAATCAATTTTTATTTTTCTAAACATAATTTTTATATAAATAAGTAATTAATACTTATAACTCCTGGAGAAATATATGTATACCAAATTGTCTCATTTAGACTTAAAAAAAGCTATTGCTTCTAGTCAGCATACTCAAAGAAACTGGGACCTTTCTAAATCAATCCCTAAAGAAGATTTAGAAGCAATTGTTGAAGCAGCCACTCAATGTCCTAGTAAACAAAATCGTGCATTTTATAAAGTTCATGTTATTACTAACCGAGATGTAATTGAAAAGATGCACAATAAAACTAAAGGTCAGGGAATGTATATAAGCAAGGAAGGTAAACTTTCTTCACAAACAAACTCGCAAACTCTCGCAAATGTATTACTAGCATTTGAAAAAAACCCAGATGGTATGGCTATTAAAGGACATCCTGTTTATGGTGATACTGCTGACTTCACTCAAAGAGATACGGATATGGCCGTCGGTATTGCTGCTGGATATGTTAATATTGTATCTTCTTTAATGGGTTATCAAACTGGTTGCTGCTTGTGTTTCAATGGTTTTGAAGTAGGTAAAGATGCTGGTATCGAAAATGAAGTTCTGTTGTTGATGGGTATTGGTTACAATCAAGAAGGTGTTAACCGTAGAAGTCATCATAAAGAACCTGATTATATATTTGATACTAATCATAAACAAACTATTCCTACTTCCTATATTCAGTAATAATAGGAATTAAAGTATCGGCGATAAGTACATGCCCTTCTGGTGAAGGGTGAAAACACGGTGAAATATATTTATTGTTTTCATAGCCTTTAAATTTTGTAAAAATTCTAGTTTTTCTAGGATCAATTTCTAGATATTCTAGTTTATCATTTTTTTTCTGTAAAAATTTACCAAGTAAAATATTGAATAAAGTATTATCTAAATACTCTGGTTCATAATAATTTATAGATTTTAATTGTTCATATGAAAATTTTGAGTACATGTTAATAGGCTCAAATGAATTCATAAACACATGAGATATATTTCTATACTTTAGTTGTGAGTGCAAATATAACAACATCATATCAGTCTGCCATACTGGACTTCTTTTAGCATATTGATGTTCGTTTTCACTTGCTCTTACATATTCATCTGTAAAAAAATTGTAATTACACGCTCTTAGCATGTTAGAGAATACTATGAGAACAAAATCATCTTTATCAAAACTATCTAATAGTTTAGTAACTTGATACGCAATTTGTTCATTACCTGAACCAGATACTCCCATATTATAAAATTTTGTAAATAATTTGCTTCTCTTAAAAATTTGATTCCCGAAACATATGTCTAACCGTTCTTCTTTAGAATTTCCTGAAGAAGGATCTGCGGGACTTTCTTTTAGAAGCCCGTCTACAAAACTATCTCCAAATGTCCAAAGTGTATTAATTTAGATTTCCTTAATTTGGTGCCCGAGGCCGGACTCGAACCGGCATGTCTTTAGACGGAAGATTTTAAGTCTTCTATGTATACCATTTCATCACTCGGGCTAAATTGGTACACCCTGGTGGATTCGAACCACCGACCATCGGATTAGAAATCCGATGCTCTATCCAACTGAGCTAAGGGTGTGTAAAAATAATTAATAAAAACTTAAAGTGTATTGAGAGTGAGTATCACTCATAAGAGATTCAAATAATTCAGCACCAATAAAATCAAATAATTCTAAGTGGCAGCTAAAAATACGATGAGCATAACCATTACTTAGTAATAGCATTAATCTTTCACCTGTGTAATATATTTGTTTTCAATAATGATATTATCGCCTGCTTCACGCTGAACTGCTCCACCGAACAAAGTAAACCCTTTGTCTAGTTTAACAGTATGCTGGACTTCTCCGCCGTATGCTACTCTACTTCTAAGTACCTGTCCACGAACAACAATCTCATCCATGTAACGACCCTTAACTTGCATACCTTCTAAATTCCACATCTCTTTTCACCTTAATTTCTCAGTTTATACAAGTATTATACACTAGTTTTTCTGAAAAGTCAAGCATTATTTAATCTAAGGAAAACAAACACTTATGACATTTCTGACGTAAGTGTTTGTTTTTATTGAAGAAAAGAGTTTACTAAGAAAATCAATAACTTACAGGATTTTGATCCTCATATTGCATTCTAGCGAGAATATACTCTTTAACTAACTGTGATCTGACAATATCATCTGGTCCATATTCAATAGAACTGAATGAAGGCATACCATCAACTGTAGCCATAAACTTCTTCATACCCGACATATCGTTGCGCCGATGAAGATCCGTTTGGCGGAAGTCACCACAGAATATAATTTTGGTATTAGCCCCTACTCTAGTCATTATACTATTAATTTCCATATCGTTCAAGTTTTGACATTCATCTACAATGATAACAGAATTTTCTAATGTGATCCCCCGAATAAATGAAGTTGACATAAACTCTACATATTGAGATTCAACCAAGCGGTTGTATGCTAAAAATTTACCAGGAAAAAGTTCTTGACAAATTGATTGGTATGGTGCGCTGTAAACTTCAGTCTTTTCATCTTGATCACCAGGCAAGTGTCCAATTTCACGGGAAGGTACAGCAGACCTAACAATTATAACTCGGTCTCTTTTTGTTTCGTTTCCCATTACTTCTTCTAATGCTCTATATAGAGCAATAAAAGTTTTACCTGTTCCAGCACAACCATGCAATAAAAAAGCCAGTTTAGTATCGTATAGTGACATAAACTGGCCTTGATTTTCCGTCTTTGCTTCTATGGTTATTAGGTCAGACAAACTAATTTGACCTGTTGTGCTTTTTGATTTGTAATCTAAAACTAAACGCAGATTCTTCTTAGCCATATGCAACACTTCCTATGAGTTAATTGTGGATTAAAGAACCATAATATAAACTACTCGGTGATATTACCTCCTGCTTTTTCCCTGTGCTTTTGCACAAGGTCTCTTACTTTGACTGATGTGTGATCTTTTTTTCCATAATCATTTGCCAAAGAACTAGTTGGATTTGCTTCTGATATTTTAGATAATACTTCTTTGAATCCCGCTGGGGGTTTGGTTCGATCACCGGTGCCTTTTACAAGACCCGGTGCGCCGGTAATAATGGTTTCAAGGTTTGGATTTTCTTTGAGATATTCTTCGCGGGAAGACATTGACATTATCTTATCTTCCACTACACCTGTTTGAATATTGCGGAAACTATATGTTGGCATCTTTTATTTCTTCCATGTTATCAATAATAATATTTATAGATTTTTTAACAGCACTGGATATTACATCACTGGATTTCAAACTGCAAAGACAAGATTTAATGTACAAAGGATCTAATTCTTTCAGTGTTTTAATTGTATATCTTTGTGTATCTGAACCAAACATATTCAAAGACAATAGAGTTATTTCTATTTCAGCATCAGTATAAAAAGATATACGATGACCAATAGTTTTATTTTTTGGTTTTATGTTTTTTATTTTAAAAGGTATTATTGTTCCCATATAAAGTTATTTATTACTTACATAACTTTCACTTTATAATGTTTAGAAAAAATTTGTCCATCTGTAACAGTATTTACAATAGGTTGTCCTTTTATGTTTAAACTAGTATTGAGTAACATAGGACAACCTGTTTCTTCATACCAAGCGGTAAGTAGCAAATATAGTCCCTTATTTTGATTATATGTAACAGTTTGTATCCTACTTGTCCCGTCTTTGTGAACAATAGCTGGATATTTGTCAGGGTACTTACATTTCACTACTTGTTGCATATAAGGCGAATTAAAAGTTTCGTCTACATCAAAATAATCTTTTGCATCTTCTTTTCTAATCACAGGAGCAAAAGGTCTAAATTCTTGCCGTTGTTTAATCGCATTAACTTTGTCTTGCATTTCTTTTCCGCGTGGATCTGCTAACAAACTACGATTACCTAACGCTCTAGGACCAAACTCGGCTTTACCATTTGCAATTCCTACTATACCACAGTGTAACAGTTCTTGTAGTGCTTTGTCAACTGGATACTCGCCTTTTATCTGATGTCCTAAATATGGAGTACAAAAATTAACTTTTTCTTTAGTATGTGCAAGTATTGCACCTAGTGAAGAACCTGCATCACCTGGATTGGGCATAATCCAATGACTTTTAAAATATTCTGGTATAAGTCTATTTGCAAGACAGTTTAAAGCACAACCTCCCATATATACTAAATTCTTTTCACCTGTTAGCTCTTTTGTTTTATTTAACAATCCATGTAAGTAAGACTCAAATACTTTTTGTACTGCTGCTGCAATATCAAACAAGTCTTGCTGTGATGTAAGTTCGGGACGCCAATTTCTAACGCCTTTGTGCATGTTTTTTACTGTATGAGTAAGTTTACTAATTTCAGCAAAGAATCTATCGGGATTACCATACGCAGACATACCCATAAGAATGTATTCATCTTCGTTTGGTTTCAATCCTAGCCTATCAGTAAAGGCAGTGTAAAAAAGTCCTAAAGATTTTGGATAATGTGACGACCAAACTTTTTTATCATTTTTCCAAATTGAACTTGTAGTCCATTCACCAATTGCATCTATAACAAGTGTAGCAGAGCTTACGAATGGACTTGTGTAGTAGCCTGCTGCAAAATGACTCTTGTGATGATTTCCCCATTCTATTGGGCATTCAGGATTGTAACCGACATCTGTAAAATATGATCTAGGATTTTTATACCAGTTTTTTTGTCCTGCCCAAATTCTACGGGTGGCTTTCAGTAGAGGATTCTCATACCAAAAAATAATATCAGGTTTACCAAACTCTAGTGCAGCTCGTAGTAATCCCCAATTTAAATTTTTGTCATTTTTTATTCTACTGTATCGTTCGGAGTGTGAAGCAAAGACAATAACGCCATCTTGCACTATTGTCAACGCTGCGTCATGGAATCCTGCACTCACACCCCAACTAATCATATGTAAAAGGATCTTTTTCTTGTAATTCTTTTAATCTCTTTTTAATTGCGCGTTTATGTTTCCAGTTTTTATACCAGTCTTTTATTTTTTTAATCATTATAGTTCGCCCTAGCAGGATTGTTTTTGAACCACTCATCTATAGTAGGAAAGAAATCATGTAGATGTTGATTTCTATAATTATCTTGCCATTTTACTACCTTTAACATATTGTTGTACAACGATATACTTTCACTTTCATTGTAGTTATCTATATGTGATTGTATGATATTTTTTATTCTTTCTGTAGGAGTATTATTATAAACTTTTTGTAATACTTCAATAGGAACTGTCTTCAATGAAAATTCAGTAGGACTATCTACCGGAATATAAACTATGCCTAAATCATATTCTTCTTTTATAAATTTTTCAAATCTATCTGCTTGTAGTAATGTTAAATTTTGCATCGTGCAAGCAACTGATGTAAAAATGTTACCGCTTCGTTTCAATTCAGCAAAGTAGTTAAGATTTTCCTTCATTTTACTCCACTTACTAGGCCATCTTATATAATCATAGACTTCTTCCATTCCATCACAACTGACATGTATTTTTATTTCTTTAAAATGACTCCAGATGTCTGTAAATCTTCTAAGAGTTATATTGGTTCCGTTTGTAGAATATCTTAAAGTTATATTTTTAGAACTGCCTGCATCTATAAGTGCTTGAAGAAATGTTAAATGCTCTTCTATTATGATAAACGGTTCACCACCAAACATGTAAATTTCTTTTAAATGTTCGCCATTTTTTCTTATGAAGTCTAAGAATCTAGAATCTTTAAGAAAGATTTCTTTTGTTCCAGCATCGCTAACTATCATGTCTGTTCTCAGTCCAACTCCTTTACCTAAAGGATGTTTATCTTTTCTGCTCCATTCTCTTTCTATCATACTGCTTGCATCTGGAGAACACATTCTACAATTTAGATTACACTGATTTCCTATAGCAATCGTCATACTTTCTAGTGCCATAACATCTGAGCTGTTATTTTCTATAATTTTTTTAAATGTATCAGAAAATTGATTATTATTACTAGCCCGAAAACTGTTAGGTTCCATATTCCAGCAACGATTACATTTAGGGATTTTTTTTCCATCTAGCATTGACTGACGTATCGTTGTCCAAGTTTTACCCGAAAGAATTGTATTGAGATTATCCAATGAGGATTCATCACCGGAGTCCGTTAGCATTGGTCCAGGAGAAGTACAACATAGTTTGATAGATCCGTCTATATAAACAGAATTCCAAGGTGCAGTGCAAACGGTATCTTTCATAAGTATTATACCTGCTTTCCACCTTCATGATACCAAATATTTCCATTCGGTGGATAACATTGTAGAATTTTTCCATTATCTTCTTTTGTCAAATTTAATATTCTATTAGTCAATGAATCCATAATAACTATAGCAGTATCGGGCGCATCATATGGTATGTGAGGTGCTATAAGGGAAACAGTGGCCTTTTTGTCATTGTATTCGGCTAATGCTCTAGCCAAATTATTCATTACACCTTTAGTACCAAAATATCCTGCCATTTGTAAATAATTATTTCTATTGATAAGATATGATGCAGAAGAAGTCATAAAGACTATAGAAGAAGATTCATCCATCTTCTCTAGACATTTAATAGAAAACATATGTGGCATAGCAGCATTGATTAAAATACTATCTTGCCATTGAGCAAAATTTACTTCATGACTGGACTGAAAATCTTTTGGTTGTCCTGGGTAACCTCCTCCCATGCAGTTGTATAAAAGTAAATCTATTTTGTCTAGATGAGATATAGTCTCACCAAATTTTTCAGCAATTGTTTCAGCGGAATCATTCGCTAATCTATATGAAAACTTAGTGACTGTATGTCCTCTTGTCTCTGCCTGATTGACAAAGTATGTTCCAAATCTAAGAGGATTTGTGCCTGGTCCTATAACAACAATATTCATTTAATGGTTACTCCCATCATTGCAATTTTTCGTTCAACATCAGTTACGTGAATTCTATGCCAGAGTTCTGGACAGTTAAACCAGAAATAACCAGTTCCCTTTTCTGTTGGTCCTTTCCATTCTCTGATTGACGGTTTAAATTCTGTGGTGTTAAAAGGAGTATGTTGATTTACAATAGAAAATTCAGTAGATGACATATTATGTTGTAAATTTAAAAATAAATTGCATTTGACGTTTCTGTTATCAATATGATTGCCCATATCAAACGATGAGTTATCAATAAGAATATCAATTGGATACTCATACATATCCCAAGCGTCCATGGGATAAAGAATGTCAAGGCGCAAAGTGTTCGTTTTTTTTATTTTTTCTATTAAATCTATTACTTGTATTTTTATTTGCTTGAAATCTTCACATTGATTTAACTCAGTAAATTCAATTCTTTTTCTCTTAGAGTAAATCGGATCGGATGTTAAGAAATCCATGTTTTGCCCCGATATATAACGATACTTTGAATAATTTAGCTCAGGAATATCAATATTTTCAAATTGCCACAGCGGCATATCATCAAACGGCTGACTTATTTTCATTTATTACTTTTCTCTATAATGGAAAATAGTTCGGGAAATGTTTCTTTAAAGCATTCTTTTCTATATTCATCTTTTGCTTTTGTAAACTTAATAAATTCAGTCCAAGGTCCATCAGAACTTATATAATTATTCATGTAGCTCAAAACAGTTTTTAAGCTATTCTTAGAATACTCAGACAAATTATTGGTATCACATTTGTATTTATCTGTTATTTTTTCTTTGATTGACTGTTTAATATTTCTAACATTATAGTAGGGCGGTCCATGCAAAAGATTAATATAATACGGTAGTTGCATCTCATCATAAAATTTTACAATTTCCGGAACATGTAAAACATTTAACGTATTTACAGTAATACATACTGCAACATCAATACTATCTGTATTTTTTGCCAACTCAGTAAATTTAATAATGTTTTCATATACCTCATTCCACTTTGCAGGGTGTCTTTGATATTCAAATCTCTCATATAAATCATCAATAGACAGACTTATCAATACAGATTTGAATTTTTTTAAAATATCAATATGATTTTCATTGTATTGTGTGCCGTTGGTATTAAAATGTAAAATTTGATTTTTAGAATATCCAGCATCTACGCTCTTTTGTAAAATGCTCCAATTTTTTTCTACTAAGAAAGGCTCTCCACCATAAAAATCTATTTGTTTTAAATGTTGTAAACTATTCTCTATATGAATCCAAGATGGACTGTCATCTTCCCAATTACCCTGCCATTTTTTAACCTGTTCCATATATTGAGAGAAGAGTTCTTTTTTATTGTTTATCTCATAATGTTCTTTTACCCACTTGCTACTTGACCAAGGACCACAAATTCTGCATTTTAAATTACAGATAGTTCCCAGATTTAATTCTACAATTTCTGCACTAGCGGTTTTGTCGTGTAGGTACTCTTTTCCCCAATATTCCTCTGCTCTATTATTATCTAAAATTCTTTTACTTTTTATTCCAGCGTCTTCTTCTTCCCAACATTTCTTACAGTTTTTATGACGAATGCCATTTTCTAAATCGTTTCGGATCTCAGTGGCAATTTTTCCATTTATTGCTTTATCAAATGTATGAGTCGCTATGTTAACAGGAATACCATCTTTATCGTCAAGCCAGTTTTCACTTTTACAGCAAAACATAACCTCTCCGCTATTCGTGTATCTTAATCCTTTATAAACATTTATACAGTGAGTCATATTATCCGATTCCGTTTAATTACACTAGCCAACCATGGCAACGCCTTCTCAATTTTTTCCATTTTAGGTTTCAATTTAGTTTGTACTAACTTATCAAATACACTACTGGGTATTTTAGCGTCTAAAGATATATCAATCGCATCAAAATAATGTTCTAACCTATCAAATTTTGTGAAAGCATATTGCATTACATCTGACTGTCTATCTTCTGCTCTTTTTTTTCTTAATTCTTCTATTGCAAATAACGGCAGACATGCGGGGGAGTTTTCATCGTCATATGCAACATTTAACTCTATATCACCTAGTCTATCTAGAAAGCCATTATCAAACAGAAATTGAAAAAATTCTTTAGTATAATATGCATTATATAGACTGTGAGTGTAACATATATTTACATTAAATGATTTTGGGTTACTCTCTTTTAATTTTAATAATTTATCTAGATTTTTGAAAATATTTGAGTGGTTAGAAAATTCCCTTATAAATTCTAATTGATCTCCATAGCCATCAATGCTGCACCAGAAAAGAATTTTATTGAAGTTTTTCCAAAGTTCTAAAAAGTCAGTTCCTTTCCATTTAGTCAGCGTCATATTGGTACTATAAATAATATGTTTGTCGTATAATTTATTTGCATCTAGATATTTTAAAATATCTAAATGTTCTTGGTGCATTAAAGGTTCGCCGCCTGCAAAATAAAATTCACGACAATCATTTAAATATGGATATACATCTACTTCCATAAAGTCTGGACGAGCATATACAAATGATGTTACTGTGCCTCTTTCTGATAATACATTTTTATTTTTTAGAAAATTTTCTTCACTGTCATTATTTTCTCTATTATTTGCAATCGTACTGCTTAAAGGACTTCCACATGTCTGACAACCTAGATTACATAAGTTACTAAAACGAAAATCCATGTAAAGCATTTTAGGATCTTCTAATGTGCCATCAGGGTGTGTTTTTTTCAGAAGATTTTCAATTTCTACATATTGCTCTGAACCAATTGAATAGTTGTTCTTACTTCTGCGAAAACTGTGTTTTCCCAATTCTTCATCTTTCCAACAAGCCTCACATTCTGGAATTTTTATTCCACTCATGAGATCGCGCCTGACTTGTTTCATCTTATCGCTATTCATAATTTCTTGAAAGTTGTGAGTTGAAAAATCTCCAACCTCGCCTCGCTTGTCTCCGCCATGGGCTACACAACATAACATAGCTCGACCTTCTGGCCAAGCATGTAAATGTGTCCATGGAAAAGAACACATGGTATCTGAAATTTTTATTTTTTCACTCATAGATTTTTCAACACTATATGGTTTTTATTAATTTCTTCCCACCAGGGTTTATACTCTGGAAACGTAGCTGAAAAAGATTCATTGCGTCTATGGTCCAATTCGTTTGTCCTAGAAATAAAAGTGCTAATATGATAATTTTTATTTTCTATCGGATCATTTAAATATGATGATAGACTTTCAAATTGTTTAATTGATCTTTCACCGCCTCCGTTAGACTGAATCCATTCAATATGATTTAGTATTTTTTTCTGAATTTCTTTTTTAAGTATTTCTGGTAAAATCAATATAGATAAATCTTGTGGATAATATAGAATATTGAACAACAAACAATCTATATGTGTCATAAGACCAGTTTCATAAAGATATTTATGATGGTCTGTTATAGTAAAGACATTCAATAAACTAATAGTAGGAGAAAAGAAAAAATCTATATTCGATCCTTTTTGTTCACAATATGTTTTTATTTCTCTGATGTTATTTTCTATCTTATTCCACTTAACGGATCCATGTCTTATGTAATTTGCTCGGTCACCGAAAGAATCAATACTTAACCCCAAGGTAACTTTTTTAAATTGTTTCCAATAATCCGGCAAATAATGTTTATTGTAATTCAGTTTAGTCATATTTGTATTATATACAAGACGCACTTTTTCTGCTCTACCTTTTTCTATAATTTTAGTAAGAGTAGCGTAATGTTCAGGCATAATCAAAGGTTCGCCGCCTGCAAAATATATTTTTTCTACATTATCGTATTGATGTTCTAAGGGATCGGTGCCTTCAGGAAATGCTTTAATCTCATTGTATTTTTTACTGGGCACGAATTCAGAATCTTCTTTTGACCATGTAGTGCTGTAAACACTTCCACATGACCGACATTTCAAATTACACAAATTACTATACCGTATGTCCCAACTTTTTATTATCGGTTCCAGATATCCATCAGATTTTGTTGCCTCTATCGCAGAATCAATCATGTGTTCTAGATCGCCGTTATTACCATGGCGGCCGCCGGGAAACCCGTTATCTTCTGATGTATAACACCTAGTACACACATCATCCCTTCTCTTTCCTGACAACAAATCAAGACGCAAGGTTTTCATAAAATCACTATTAAAATGATCTTCTAGTGGAGCATCTTTCAAATACCCAATCAAATTGGTTCTTTCAGCATCCCAAGATATACAACAAGGAAATACATCCCCCTCAGTGTTAAGGTAAGTATGTACAAAGGGTAATATACAAAAAGAATTTTGTATTTCATCTGATTTTTTAGACAGAGTTGAATTGTTATTATCTTTCATTACGAGTCTTTACACATTTCATAAAATGGTTTAAGTTCGGGAAAGGCAGCGTGAAAATCAGCACCTCTTCTTCTGTCATGTTCATCAACAAACGCCGCGAAATCTCTCCTATTCATTGCAAGTTCTTCACCTTCATATCTGTTCTGTTTCACCCAATCAAGAACCCGTCTTAGTTTCATATACTCTACAGTTGAGAACATGTTTATATCATTATCATCTACTCTTTCTTTTAGATATTCACAAGTATATTCTAAACGTTCTACCATCCAATCATCAGCAATTAGAGCAGTGAGATGAGGAGGCTCTACAGTATACGGTGTATCAAAATTTATTCGCTGATAACTATTATCAACATTATACTTTCTTCTAAATTCTAACACTTTGTCTAAAAACTCAGTAAAGTTTGGAATAGCAAGTAAACAAAAAGTCACCATAAAGCTAAAGTATTTGGATTCAGCATTCTCCATATAATAATGAAGATTGCTTTCATATGTTTCTATATTTAATCCATTGCGAATCCATTCCGCTTGTTTACCCCAAGTATCTATACTAGTAAATAAAGAATACCCCCGAATCTTTTTATTCCGAGTAAGATCATTTGCTGTTTGTATGAATCGAATAATATTTCTTTCAGGAATCATCATGTTGCTATTAACAGCAAACTCTAAATCTGGTTTAGGGTGTTCTGCTACATAATCTAACACTTTAAATACATTAGGACTTAGTAGAGGTTCACCGCCAGTAAATCGTAGAGTGTGTAAGTGTGGGTACGCATCAGGAAACCACTCCCAAAATATTTTAATATATGGGTTGGTATCTTCTTCTCCATATATCGAACCCTCATTCTCAAATGAATCATTGTCATACTGTCTAACATTGATTCTATTTTCTAATGGCCAGTTACCCCATTTTTTAGTTTCTTGTAACCAACTAGAACTTGCCATCGGCGCACAATAACTACACTTTAACTGACAGCGATTGCTAAAGTTCAATTCTAAGTAACGAGGATATACATCTGCGTTCCAGTCGATATCTTTTGTTTCCTGTAGCAAAGGAGTTGCCCAAGGTTCGGATGATCTCAACATTCTATCTGATATTTGATCGTCACCTAAGTCTTCAACATTCCAACAGTAACTACATTCGTCAGGGCGCTTACCTTCAAGCATCTCTTTACGCACTTGTTTTTTGAACGGACTATTGTGAAGAACGTTTGGATCTTTTTGTGCTAAATCCAAAGGTATTTTGTGAGGTGCAGGGTGGTAACAACTATGATTCTGACCCGTATGTAGATGCATACTAACATGATACCATTTAGCAAGGCAAAAACCTTTACCAACGGTATTAAGTTCATCTGCAATATTTTTAAGATTGATTACATCATACGTGTGTGTACTCATTATACTCTCGGAAATAGTGGACTAAGAAATTCAATTTCATTTTCTTCATAATTAGAATCTGTCCACTTGTAATCCCAAGTTTTAGAGGAGATACTCTCATTATTCAAAAAACATTCTACCTTATATATATTTAATCTTTTAGCGATTTCTTTTGACAAATCTTGATTGGTTTTGAATTGATTTTCCAATTCAGCAACAACTAACCAACCAACACCCTGTTTATTTCCCTCTGAATCAACATAATAACAAAAATCACCTTCCTCCTGCATGATAACATTTCTTTCGTGTAACCATTTTCGAAGAGCATTCTTTTTTTCCACTATTTGTGCATCACTTGTAGAACCGCTCCACCAGATATTAAACTCACCTGACATATACCTCAGAGCATTGATGTTGTTATTGAATACATAGTCATCATCATCTTCAAACGCTTCTATTGGAGTTTTACCCGTTTGTGCATAATGTAAAAATACATCACCGAAATTTCTTTGTAATGAAAAGCTATCATAATAACTATCCATCAACAAACTACGCACTGGATTCAAATAACTTGCAATAGTCATTCCTCCCATTGTATTGGCAGTTTTTCTGGAGGCCAATTCATGCACAAGATTATTTAATTGCCGTATATAATATGATGTTTTGTCGTTTGCAGTTTTCATATAGATAGCAACGTCCCAAACTTGTCCCATCAAAATTTCAAAGTGATGATGTAGTTGATTCAAAGCATCGTCAGTAGAAATATCATCCCAATTTTTATTAATTCGATACCCACTCCAAAGATTGATATTACTATCAGCAAATTCATTAATGCTGTCTACACAAACATTCAATTTTTCTGACAAGTAAGATACTGTTCTATTAGGATCAGGCCAGCCTAACCAACAAAAGTTTTTTTCTAAACGAGAATTGCTTTTTAATGCTTCTGAGCAACAGTGAAACCAATCATCACCAATGTCAGTATCAGTAACATTAAACTTTATATCTAACAAATCAGATTCATTTAAAGGATTTTGAAGTGTTAAAACTATGTGTTTTTTCATAATATATTTTTAATCCTAATTAATTTACTATCATTATCATTTTCATAAACGGTGTTATCACCAGACCTCAATATAGTTTGTTTATTCTCAATCTCTATACTATTGAACCATTCATTAAATTCATTCGGAAAACAATCTAAAGTTTTATTTCTTCTTTCGTTATATTGTGTATAGAAGGACTTCATATCTTTCCATAAAATTTCAGCGCCACTTGCCTTACGATGAGGAGATTCTGTAGTATCAAGATATTCTATTAATCTTTCAATACTAGATAATTCAAAATTTAACCAATATGGTAAATCTTTATTTTTCTGATACCACAAGTATAACTCATTTCTACACTTTTGTCTAATGCTTTCTGGTAGAGTTAAACAATTCTGAAATGCTGGGAATCTTAATATGTTAAGACTTACTACTGGATGAGTTTTGGACTTAGAATACTTTTTCATGGAATATACTTCGTCCAAAAAGTCAGTGATGCTAAACAAAGATAGTGCAGTTATAGTCATCATAATATTAACAGAACTGTAATTTCCTTCTGTTAAAAATCTCATCATATTGTTGTGCCAAACAACCCAATCAAATCCATCACGCAAATATTCTTGTTGTTCTTTGTAACATTCTGCGCTAGTATATAGTTCAAAGTTTTTAATGTTATATGACTTTTCTATTAGCTTGTCAATAATATCATCTTTAGCGATTAGATTAGTATTGATAGCAAATCTCATATTAGATTCTTGTTTTTCAAACCAATCAAAAAGTTTCCAAGTGTTTCCCGACATAAGAGGTTCTCCGCCAGTAATACGAAGCTCTTCTAGGCTTTCAGACAATCCATTATCCCACCATTTCCAAAATGCTGTAATATAAGGATTTTCTTCATCACGACCATATGGTTCAACCCAAGAACCATCTTGCTCATATGCTCCCGCACCGTCTGATACTAAGTTCTGATACGGACCAAACTTTTTAATGTCTTTAGCCCAAGTAGTGGAGAAACTAGAGTTACAATAAGAGCAAGCAAGGTTGCATGTTCTATCAAATGCAATTTCAAATGTTTTTAGATTGACTGAATCTTTCCAATGCATATCATATGCTTTTTGCAAATCTTCTTCACTATAAATTTGAGATTTAAAAACTCTATCAGAAACAGTCTCCACTTTCATGTCTTCCATACGCCAACAATATTCACATTCAAGTGGTCGTTCTCCAAGTTGCATAAGTTTTCGAGCAGCTTTTTTGTGATTTGTGTTATGTAATGCAGTATAGTCTTCTGCTAATTCTTCAAGAGGTATACGGTGAGCGGTTGGATGATGACAAGAAGCAGTGGTACCACTACCCAACCAAGTAGTAGCATTGTACCATTTAGCCCCGCAGAAAGAAGGAGATTTAGAATCGAGTACTTTTTTTCTGTAATCTATTAGAGGATTAGTCAATTTGATTTACCATTATATAGGATTGATGTTCACTGCGACAATCGTTATAAAATTCAATATATTCTGGAAAGGTTTCTGCAAAATTCTTTTTACGTCTTATATCATAAGCATTTATAAACTGTATAAAATTTCTTCTGTACTTTGCTCCAGAACTTTGCTCCTTTCTCATATAGTCGCAAAATCTTTTTATTTGGTTGTATTCTTCTAAATATAATTTAGCATACCATTGATTTCTGTTATTTCTAGCGTTTTCTTCTAACCAGCTTTCTGCATAATTTTCTATTTCAGTAGCATACTTTTCTCTTAACTTATCAGTTAATAATGTAACCTGTAAGTGTGGTGGAAACCTTAAATAATTAATACTCAGGGGTATACGATTAACAAAGCCGTCTTCATTATATAATATACGTAGATCCATAATATCTTGAATAAATCTGTTAAAAGAGGGCAGGCTAAGTATATTAATTGTGGTCATTACAACAACCCTGCAATTAGTTTGTGTTAAAACCCTTTCAAGATTCCTAAGCCAATAGTCATAGTCCATGCCATCTCTGACATATTCTGCTTGTTTGCCGTGTGATTCATTGCTGGTGTAAATTTGGCATTCTTTACACGATTCATCTATAATTTTAGCATACTTAATAAGTTTATCAACTAATTCTTTGGGTACTCCCAGATTTGTATTAATAGATACTTCTAAATCTTTTCTAGGATTTGCAATAATATAATCTAGAGTTTTCCACATGTCTTTTGACATTGTGGGTTCACCACCGGTGATTCTAAATACCTTTAAGTGTGGATATGCTTCTGGAAACCATTTTTCAAACGCTTCAACATATGGATTGTACTCATCGTGTTCATAAGGAAATTGTTCTCTTTTTTCTAAATGAGACAAGTCATGGCTTCCAAACTCTACCGGATAAGGTCCATTCTTTTTAATATCCTTCATCCACTTAGAACTAATATCAGGAGAACAGTACGCACATGCAAAGTTACACGCATTTGAGAACGATACTTCTAAATATGCAGGATACACATCATCATTAGGATCAGATTCTGCTATTTCATTAAATCTATCCCATGCCCAGTAATCAGCGGTTTTAGTGTGTCTGTCTGAAAAATAATCTTTACCTAAATCTTCAATATTCCAACAGTAACCACATTCTTCGGGGCGAATACCCTTTAACATTTTAGCTCGTTGTTTTTTTTTAAATTTGCTATTATGCAAAGCGGCTGGATTTGCTTTAACTTCTTCTTCAGGAATTTTATGAGGAGATGGATGGTGACAAGAATGATTGTACCCTGTTTGTAACACTAAGGTAGTTTGTAACCACTTTGCTGTGCAAAAAGAAGGACTGATTAGATTTATTTCATCTCTTTTACTTTCTAATAGTTGTATTGCATCAACATTGTTAATCAAGATAATATTTTTCATTTTATTCCCACCGACATAAATCTATAAAAAGAAGATCCGTCTGGTCTCATACCACATTCAATTGTTTCTGCATCATCTAAGTGATTCATTTTTAAAAATTCTTCTATTGTATTGGAACATCTAATGTGTTCATGACTTTCAAAAAAGTTATTGCCTTGTATTAAATATATAGTGCCGCTAGGAATCTTGTTCCACCAGGTGTCATATGTTTTCTGTGAAACATGTTCGGTACTTGTATTAATAACAAGGTCAGGAATTGTTGTATACTCAAACTCTGCCATATCTGAAGTAATATGTACTATTTGATCACTAGTGTTTATACTATTAAATACAAACTCACACGAAGAATCTATATCTATATTAAATATTTTTATACCTTGATATCTTTCGTGCATTATCTGAGCAAATATTCCATACCAACCACCAAACACATACACCTGTTGATCTTCACCCGTCCAACGCATTTTAGAGTCTAATAATTTTAAAGCAGCAGCTTTACTGATCATTTGACTAGGCCAAAAACAATCGGAGAATCTATTTAAATACTGTGGGTTTTCTCTTACAAAGAACATCCACTTGCTTACTAAAGAAAGTGGTATCATTGTATACTTATCGTCTTACTTGATGTAAAATCTAATGTGGCAATTTTTTGCCAGAAAGAAATCATGTTCTCAGTATTATCTTCGCTTACAAATTTATGAAGTGTACCGCCTTCATCTAAATCGTAGTAATATAAATTCTTTTCTTTAAGCAAAATATAGTTTAGAGACGGTTGACTATATAACTCATACATTGCTAAATAATCATCAGCAGCTAACAAGGTTTCACTATACCGAAAACTATTGGCTGCAACAGATGATAATAACAAAAACCTGTTAAAAGGCATTACTTCTTCTGTAAGTTTATTTAACTGCCTAAGGGTTCTCCAATTTGCTTTCGATTTGGCGGCAAGCATTTTAGATGGCATAATTTTTGCAAAATCAATCCAATTAGTTTTTTCACCCTTGTATGACATTTGATTATTTAATTGTCCAATAATATCAGGTGAGAACTCTGGTTCCAACAAGTTAGTATATCTGACAATCTGTTTAACTGCTCCTTCTGTATAGTAATCGTCTCCGTCAATAGGCAGTAGATATTTGTATCGGTTTTGAATAAAATAATCTAAGACTGTATTTTTACCTCTACCGGCAGTGCCGTTACAGGAAGTTTCAATTACAGTATACCCAGCACATACATCCTCCACTTTCGTTAGATAAAAAGGATCGGTAGTGTTTACAATGACAACTACATCTACATCTTTACAGTCGATTGAGTCCAAACATCTTTTTGTTTTATCAGCATCTCTAGTAGTTAGAACTCCAACTAAGAATCTTTTATCCACGGCGCATCCTTGAAATTTCTTCTGCTTGTTCTTGATTTATAATCGGTACAGCATTAGATTTATGCATAGTTGCAATTCCGACTACAAGAGTACCAGTATATTCTTTACGTTCAGGTTTAGAGGTATTGATAGGACCTGTAGTAGTGACACTAGGGTATTGTGACGTATTTGAATAATACGGATTGGGAGCTGGTCGATAAGGTTTAAACTCAGGGGGAGTATATTTTGCATACACTGGACCCTTTGTTTTCTTAGACTTTCTTTTTTTACTCTTGTTAAAAGCAGACAGATCAATAAACATATGGTTCTCTCTTTAATATAATACTAATATTTACAATACATGTCTATTATACAAGTATTCTTAGAGGATGTCAATCATTATTTTCACTTTTAATGTCGTTAATATTCAACTACTTATAAATATACATACTGTTCCCATAGTACCAACAAGAGAATATGATGAAAAATCTTATCCCTTTTGTTATGATTTTGATGACCTCTACAGTATTTGCTCAAGATACTACAAATATCAACACCACGAGTACCACTACCACAAATACCACCAGTGATAACACAAACAACAATGTTATTACTAGTGATAATACCAATACCAATGTAAACACTAGCACCAGCACTAGTGACAGCACTAATTTGAATACCAATGTAAACACTAGCACTAGTGACAGCACTAATTTGAATACCAATATAAACACCAGTACCAGCACTGCTACCAATAATAATAACAACGTTAATACAAGCACCAACGTAAACACAAACACATCTGTGAATACTAATAATAACACAAACAATAGTGTAAGTGCAAACACCAATAACAATATAAACACCAGTACCAGCACTGCTACCAATAACAATATAAACACAAGCACATCGGTTAACACGAACAATAATAACAACGTTAGCGTCAGTGATAATACAAATTTAAATACTAATATTAATACAAGCACATCCGTTAATACCAATAATAATGTCAATACTAGCACTGCTACCAATAATAATAATAACGTTAATACAAGCACCAATGTAAACACAAATAATAACAGTAGTGTGGTCACTAGTAACTCTAATAATGTTAACACTAGCAATAGCGTTAATGAAAATTTAAATGTCAATCAAAGTGTAAGCACAAGCGACAATAATATAAACCAAACAAGTGTAAACACAAATACCAACACAAATCAAAACTTAACTGTATCAGATAACACCAACAACAACTATAATGAAAACGTAACAAGAAACGAAAGCACTCAGCGTATTGAACAAGAAATTAACTCACCGCCTCCTAGTGCGATAGCACCTAGTATCGGTAGCAGTTACTCACAAGACTTGTGTACAACAGGCATCAGTGGAGCAGTACAAACACAAATATTTGGTTTATCTACTGGTAAAAGCATTACAGATGAAAATTGTGAACGAATAAAACTAAGCAAAACTCTTTACGATATGGGTATGCGTGTTGCTGCTGTATCACTAATGTGCCAAGACGAACGAGTATGGACTGCTATGAAAATGGCAGGAACTCCTTGCCCTTATGAAGGTAAGATTGGATCCGATGCTTCTATATCTTGGGAACTGAACAGAGAAGAAGTGCCTGGATACAATGAAAGACGAGATCGTGATGTAGCCAGTACTCCCAATATGCCGAGAAGTAGATGAAGCAGTTTTTATTACTTGTGTTGTTAGTCGTTTCTTCTATGGCTCACAGTCAAGATTACACACCAAACTTAATTGACTATACTGGTTGGGTAAACGCTGGATCAGTAGGAGAACAACTTACGTGCTGGTCTCCTGGTGGTCCTGGATACTGTGGACCATTGCCTGCTGTAGGTGCGTTTAATAATCCCAGTTTGATTAATTTTTCGTATGGCTTAACTGACATTTATCAACCCGTTGATATAGCACAAGCATTGAGTGCTGCTGGTAGTGGCATTATTGTTAACGGGTTTAGCTTTAACTTTATTGCTAAGAATGGTAATGGTTGGGATAACGGGCAACTTGATTACTTAACAGCGTATGCAAAGTTTTATAACAATAATAGTTTAGTAGAATCCTACAACTATGATTTAAATTATAGATTCAATTGGACAAACTTCAATTATTCAGAAACTTTTACAAACCCGTATCAAATAAATGATTTGGATGAGGTGAAAGTTGGATTTGTAGGTAGAGACACAAATGGTTGGGCAGGATTTTATGGGCCCGAAGTAAGGAACATTAATTTTAGATTGAATTATGGAATAGATCCTTGTTATGAAGATCCATTGTCATCAACTTCTTGTGCTGGATTTCAAGAAGCATTATTAGAATTACAGTGTAATGGTGATCCATTATCAAGTATAGATTGTCCTGGATACTTAGAAAATTTTATGTCAGAAATTGATATGAATTTAGATGATGTTTTTGAAGATGAGATGTATGATGAATATATTGAAGAACTGTACGAAGAATTTTTAGATGAAGAGTTTTTTGATGAAGAACTGATAGCGGATGAAGAATTTTTGGATGAAGAACTGATAGCGGATGAAGAATTTTTGGATGAAGAACTGATAGCGGATGAAGAATTTTTGGATGAGGGCTC